AGTCATCTCATAGATAGTCTTTGCAACAGTAGGTTTAAACTGTGTTGCAATATAAGTACCAAGTCTAAATGCAGACATATATACGCTAGGACTTAAATCTTTTTCGGTATTAATACCTCTCCATATAGGCCCAAATACACCCCATATATTATCACCCTCATTCCATCTGTCTATTGGAGATTTGAATCCATAAGAACCACAAGCAAGTCTTAATTCATTCATAAATGAATCACTTATGTAATTATATGTACTTGGTGCATCAATAACACCTAGTCCATACTCACTATAGGGATATTTGTAATCATCATACTTTTCTAATACATCTTCTTTATTTCGTTTTGATATCCAATCAGTCCACCTATGTCCTTTAAGTTTATGAAATTCACGAACAACTTTGTCTTGACTGAATTGTTTCAGAGGAAATGGTGGTTTTTCATTTGTAATATATTCTGCAAGAGTTTTACGAAAAACCTCTTTACCATATTTTTCAGTTGTCTGAATAAACATAGTACTGTTCATAATTGGTAAACCATTACTGTTTACACTCTTTCTTAATATTTCATATAGTTCTTCATTCATTATCCAAAAAAATCCTCTAATGTTCCTTGTGTTCCATAACTACGATCAACTAACCAATTGATCTTCGTTAATATAAAATTGAGAGGTTCTACGAATGACTTCTCAAACTGTACATCATAGTCTACAATCTTATGAAAGTCAAGTTCCTTTGGAAGTTGTGTCATAAATGATATAGCACTACATTGATATATGTTAGGTTGTTTAAGATTCAAAAACTTGATCTTATCACCTTCTTGTATCAACTGATATTTGTTTTGTAGTTTGTTCTTTCTTATAAGATGATTATATAGAATGGCACCCTTACAATGAATAGGAGCTCCTTTCTTAAACATACCATTAGGGTCACTAAACTTTGTCAATCCATTCACACTTCTTGGATAAGCAATATCCTCTGGTGGCAGACTCATGAACTCCTCACGAAACTCTTGTATGAAATCATTCATCTCTTTCTCATTACCATTCATAATAATCTTTAGACCTTGTTTAATCTTTTCTCTACAAGGAGCAGGCGTACTCGACTTGACGGCTTCTATGCCCATGATCTTGAGTTTTGCATCATTATATCGTACACCCTCATTATCCCACACATTGAGAATGTATCTTTTCTTTGCAGTCCAGATACCCTTGTCTGCAATTACTTCTCTTGACATCTCCATCTTCTGTTCATAAGAGTTTACATACTCATGCAGAGATTGATAACTTTTCTGAATAAATGGTTCAATTTTCTCTCGGGCCACGTTGTCCAAGAATTGGACAATCTTTTTAGTTTCTTCTCCCTTAGTAAAGACTTTATCGACAAGTGAGTCAAACCGAACATAAATCGAATCTGTATCACTCGCAATAACGTAATCTTGTCCAGAGGTTTTAAGAATATCATTAAGGTACTGATTAACATCACGCTCAATCCAACGAATAGATAACTGACCAGAAGTAGTAATTGCTTCGGCAACCAACAAATCATAATAACGAAACCAAACATTCCCAAGAGCACCATAAGCACTATTGAGTGAAATCTTCTTAGCCATTTGAATATTATTGTATTTAGAAATGTCTTTAAGTAGTTTAGGGTTTTTAGTATTTTCATATTCTTGCTTTGCCTGTAATAAGAGTTTTTTGTATTTTACTCTGTCATCATACATACTTTGCATCAACTCTGGTAGAAACCCCCTCTTGTCGGTTCTAAACAATGCACCATTGGGTGTTACAGTATGATGTTTCTTTAATTGTGTCGTATCAAACTTTCTATCTAATAATCTATCTACAGTCATCTTTGGTATCTTTTCTTGAGATACGAGCGTTTCAGTAGATATATTATACTGCATAATCAAGTGTGGATATAGTGAGTTTAAGTCAAAACTCATAACCCATTTGTGCATACCGACTTGAGGGTCTTTTACATAAGCACCCTCAAACTTCTCTGGTTTTGTTTTGGGTATCTTTTGTGGTATTACAATCTTCTTCTTGTGAAGATAGTTGTATATAAGTATATCCCAATATTTAGTAGAACCAAGAACATCCATATAGTTGACCTTTGCATCATAAGCCATAGTCAAACATAGTTCAATTAGTTTCATCTTGTCTTCGAGTCTGTCAACAATCTCCACATCCATGATATTATACTCAATGAATGATTGAAAGTCTTTTGTATACCACTCCTTGAATGTTTCAAATGGATTGCCGTCTTTACGTTCACCTAGTTCAACAAATGCAATATGGTCTAGTCTATACGACTCCTGGGCCGAATAGGTAAACTTACGATACAGATCAAAGTAGTCTAAATGTGCAATACCTTGTATATCATACACTTGATGATTACGACCCATCTGAAACACATCTCTTGAGTTCACTCCTCCATAAGGCGATAGACGTTTGATCTCATCTTCTCCACATAGATTCTTTATACGATTACATATGTAAGGTATGTCAAAGAACTCTGTATTCCAACCAGTAATGATGTCAGGCTGATGTTTCTCCCAGAAGATTAGAAACTCCTTGATAAGATGCAGTTCACTCTCGCACTCCACATAAGTTACATCATCACGATTGTTATTGAACTTACCAACACCCCAGACAACAAACTTCTTACTCTGATGATTCTTAACTGTGATTGATAGAAGTGGCTCTATTGCATCTGTTGGATTAGGAAAACCATTCTCACATTGCACTTCTATATCAATCGTCACAATCAGTATTTGGTCAATGTCATAGTCAACTCTTTTAGGATACTCATCTGCAATGTAGTTATATGCAAACATTGTACTACCATGAACAAGACCAGGCTGGTTCTTATAGTTCGCAACCCATTCTCTTGCCTCTTTCATAGTGTCATGTTGAACTGGTGCAACAAACTTACCATCAAGTGTCTTCCACTCCGTAGGTTCTGCAACTGTCGAATATAACGTAGGTTTATATCTAACTTTACGAATAGTTCGTTGTCCATTGACAACCTCTCGTACTTTTAGTAAATTACCCCATTGTGTAACATTGGTATAAAAATTCATTAAATAAAATCTTCCAGACTGCCACTTTCTTTCTTTGCAAAACGACCTATCTTACGTTCACTCTTACCAGCAACACCCTTAGTTGCAAGTCTATTGTCACAGTATGCAACACAAGTGAATCGTTGTCCGTTACCTTTGATTTGTGTAACTCCATGCACTTCATTACTGTCAGCTATCAGAACAGAATTGTCTGGTGCATCAATCGCAATACCATATCTTGGAAACACTAAATATGCACCCTCATAGTCACCCTCACGAAAACATGACATAGTAGTCATACCAGCATTTAAATCTCCAGAGTCCACATGAGCACCCATCTTACCAGATTGTCCTACATGATAACGATTTGCAGAGAGTGTGGTAAAAATACCATTACCAATACGATACTCTGGTTCAATATATGTTTCACAGAACGCCTTCTGTTTATCATATACTTCCTTATTCGCCTTCTTAAATGCAAGTTCATTCCAATGTGATATAACTTGTAGTTCTTCCCACTTCTTTGGATTACTCTTGACCCAACCAGAGGAATCTATTCCACCAGTAAATCTACCTCTCTTATAACCAATCATAACTGAATGTATTTCATTTGAGTATGCAATCATACCCCATTTGCCAGTTCCAGTTTTAAGTTGATATGAGTTTGGTGATCTAAGTTTGTAGTCAACATCTTTGACCAGACCTTTCGCCAACATATCTTCTTCTAGTATAGGGCCAGAACAGTTTGCCCTCATTACAGATACATCTTCGATAGTCATAAGAGTGTTTCTTACTGAGTCATCTCCGTATGCATTTGTGATTACATATGCAAGTGGTACATCAGAACCATCAAGTGACATGATAGGTTTCATTATACCAGCATCTTCGTCAGTTACTTTGATTACTTGGTCATATGACGTTTCATCTAGAAACTTTCCATTCCATGCATCAAAGGTTTCTTTCTTACCTAAATCTTTAGTTGCTGTGATATACTTCATTGTTGTGACTCCTTATATGGTTTAAGAATATTGTTATAGATATTGTCTGCAAGGTCTTTCATGCAAAGAGGTGCAACCATAAGACCAATTCTTGCGAGGTTTTGATTAAGTGTTCCAGTAAAGATATAGTCTTCTGGTAAAGTCATAATCCTTGCAGCCTCTCTTGTGGTAAAAACTCTATCTTCTTCTGGGTGTAGATGAACTGCAAGACTAGTCATCAATCCTTGTTCTGATAATGTATGTGATGCTTGATTCCAAGGCACTCGTCTTGACTGATAAAAAGAACTCTTTCTTTCTGGAATAGTCTTACCCCATTTTACTCTATGTGCAATAACCTTATCATACCATGGCCCTACTACATCATCACCAACAGACATAACTCTGTCTGGATTTTTCTGCATACGTTTTAACCACTTCCACTTTGCACCCTTCATCATAGATGCAATCAATTCATCTGCCTCTACACGATTTGCATTGTTTAGTTGTATGTCCTCTATTGCACCACGAATGTCAACAAACTCCTTTTCTGGGTTTGGAAACACTTCTCCAGCAACACACATAAACGGCATATCTATTGCATCAAGCACATCATTACGAATTGACACAATAAACACTCTTTCCCTCTTTTGAGGAACTCCATGTTCATGTCCTTTTAATACTTTATATACTGTTGTGTATCCATGTGATTCAAAGTCATTGACCATTCTTGCAAGGTGTTCAGATGCATACTCCATAGTAAGACCTTTGACATTCTCACACACAACCACCTTTGGTTTCATCTCACCAGTAATACGAATCTGTTCCCAAGTCAAATCTTCAATGTTCTTTTGTTTCATACCATAGGCTGTCTTCTCTTTACCCCAACCTTTTTGTTTAGTACCAGACATAGAGAATGGTGGACATGGTGGACTGCCGTCAAGTAAGTCTAACTCACCTACTTTAAGTCCAGTCATTTCCATAATTTGTTTTCCAGTAACATCTTTTATGTCACCACATATGTGATGAGGTGTTTTTGGAAAGTTTGCAAGATAGTCATTCATTGCAACTTGTTGAAACTCATTGACAAATACTACATCTCCACCAGCAAGTTTGTATCCACATGATGAACCACCACCGCCTGCAAAAAATGTAATGTAATTGAATAGTTTTCTGTCTGATGATTTATCTAAATCATCTAAAGTATATCTGAAGTATTTCATGTGTGTAATCCTTTATTATTACGTTAAGTATATCACTATTTAGCAAGTTTGTCAAGGGGATTACCACCAACCTAACAACCTACCATTACCTGTAATAATCATCATACATGTAACTATATGTAATACAAACCAAGGCGTTCTCATCAATAGGTGTACATGGTCATCTTTCTTATCATCATCATATGCACGACTACCCAT